GCAGTTGTGTTGGAGAGAAAGAAAATGGAAAGGCTCTGTATTCCTCAAGAATTAATAGACATGCATGTTTGGCTCAAAACAAACGTTGAAACTCAATTTGGACCCTTAACTTGCATGCGTTTGACAGGTGAACCAGGGACTTATGATGACAACACTGATTATAATTTGGCAGTCCTCCATTCACAGTATTTAGTCGGTGAAACACCTTGCATGGTTTCAGGCGATGATTCAATGTTAAATGAAGAGCCTCCTCCAAATCCTCTCTGGCCACATATTGAAAATCTTCTTCATCTGAGATTCAAGCTGGAATATAGTGAGTATGCACTCTTCTGTGGATATTATGTTGGAAAAGAGGGTGCTTGCCGTTCTCCTCTGACATTGTTTGCTAAACTCGCTATTGCTCATGATGACGGAAGTATTCGAGACAAAAGGCTTTCATACATTACAGAGTTCGCTGTCGGACACTCTTTAGGTGAGGAAATGTGGATGCTGTTCCCTGAAGATCATGTCAAATATCAAGCTGGAAACTTTGATTATTTTTGCAGATTTTGCCCAAGAGAAGAGAAGTTGTTGTTAGAACTCGGCGAACCTGATGAAGAATTTCTCAACACTCTTTTCGCCACGGCAAATTATATATCAGTTCCAGTTTTTGCATTGCTCAAGAGAAGTGTCAGAAAATTGTATTTGGGCAAGAGGACCATAGCTTCATTTGCCACAGACAAAGAAATTGAGCATTCATTGAAGTGGCTTGCTGAATTAAGTCAAGAGTGACAGCCACAGCCATAAGGTTTATTGCTAACGTGTTTTCAAGTACTAGATGCAAGCAAAATGGTGATTGAGATTCTTCTGCTTCTAGTGCTTTTTTACACTCTCATTTTCTCATCAATTGTCACAGCAGTAAACCTTGTAAGTCTCTGGTCGTTGAAAGCTGACACAATCAAGTCTTCAATTACAGTGAACGCGGCAGCCAGCGACGATTAGTTTTATGTCTTTTTCTCTCACGCTCGAGTCCTGTTTAGTCGTCTTGTTTTCTATTAGTACTTGCATCAGTGTTTTAACTTTTGTGTCTCTCTTGATCATCCGCTCATCACGGAGTTCATAGTGAAGTTTGTTCTTAGCTCTCTCACTCTAACATTAGTCGTCGTGTTGCTTTACTTAGTGTGGAGAGATGGCTTCAGCAGCAGAACTAGCAAGATCAAGCCACGAGAAGAAGGAGCCTGAAGATCCTCTGTCAATTGACGTTACTCCCTCTCAGTTGGCTTCATCTTATGGCACAATAGCATCAATGCCTTCTCAAGTGCAATCTATAATTTTGCCATGGCAACATCACAAATATAATTGCACTTCAATTGACGCCGGTTTTGTTTCAGTTGACATAGCTTTTGAAGACTTCATGCGTCAACACACTGCTGGATGGAGATTTGCGCAACTTTTAAAACTTGAAGCAATTTTCATGCCAAATCATGGGGCCATAAAGTATCCATTCACAGTTGAGTGCGTTTGGACTCCTCAATCAACTAATTTGACTGCAAAAGCTATTCCAAATACTTTCGGTAGTCAACAAATCATTATAGGTGGCGATCGCTCATTGTTGTCTAATTATTC